CAGTCATAATGCCACCGTCTGCAAAAGCCGTAATGCCGAACGAACCCAAAATCGGCTTCATGATCGCGGTTCTGATCGCAATTCTGATCAAGTCCTGAATGATGCTGTTTGCCAAGTCTTTGAAGTTCAGCTTGCCAGTCGTTACGAAATTGGTCAGCGCGTCTTCAATGCCTTTGAACGCCTTCGTGAAAATGTCATTGGTCTGCTTGGCAAGATTGCCAGCGTCTTCAATGTAGGTCTTGAATGATTCCTTGGCGCCGTACTCGAACGTGCGCTTGGTGTCATATTCAAGCTGGATCATTGCAGTTGACTGCGCTTTTAGTTCTTCAGTGACTTCGCGAAGCTTTTCTTTGCTGGCGTCAGACATGCCAATCGCTAGATCAGCAGCCTTTGTTTCGAGTTCACGCGCAGCTGTCAGTTTCTGGAATTCGACCGTTGACATATTGACCGCGTCAAGTTCGTCGCGGCGCTTCTGAATGGCAGCTTCTTGCGCCTGTTTGAACTTCTGAATTCGATCCATTTCGCCTTCAGCAGCCTTGTTGAAGACAGACATGTCAGCGCCAAAGCCTTTGTTGCCACCAGGTGCGGTATTGGCGCCAGCACCGTCACGCTGACGTGCCAAGATTTCAGACGTGGTGCCTTGTCCGAAAATCAGGCTGTCTTTTTGAAGCTTTTTGAACTGTTCAACCGCCTGGTTGCCCACGTCCAGAATGTTCTGGTAGCCCTGTTTGATACGATCGACAGCGCCAGTCATATTGCCTTCGAAGACCAAGGCAGACGCAGTGAACGCCGTATTGATCAATTCTAGGACTTGACGAAGGGCGCCAATCACGATCTGCGCCATTGCGCCAATCTGACGGAATGCTTCAGCAATCAGGTCTAGGAAGCCAACAACGTCACCCTTAGACGCCGTCAAGTCATTGAATGACTGCAGCACCTGGTTCATTGTCGGCAGGAATTTTTCAAGAACCGACGCTGAAGAACGACGGAAGTTGTAGCCCATTTCGTCCACCAGGTCAGTGAACTTTGCTGACATGCCAATGAATTCAGGCGAGAAAACCGCAGAGTAGCGACGCATGGCGTCAGCGCCCTGGTTAAGCCAAGGGATATTCGCTTCGCCAGACTTGCCCATCAAGGCGTTGGCAATGGCAACCTTATTGGCGCCGTCTTGCATGTCTTTAAATCGGTCAGCGATCGCAGCCAAAGCTTCTTCGCTGGTGCGGAACTGGCGCGGGTCTAGGCGTAGCGCCTGGAAACCCTTCATTGCGTCTTTGCTGCCGTTCTGTGCTTCCACCAGGTTGACAGAAAGCTTCTTCATGCCGTTGGCGACGCCTTCGATCGACACGCCAGACATTTTTGCAGACTGTTCAAGCTTCGACAGCATTTCGGCTGAAACGCCTGTACGCTGCGCTAGTTCGTCAAGCGCGTCTGCAGCTGTGAACAAGCCCATTGCATAGTCAGCAGTACGTCGAATGGCTTCAAGACCGATAAAGCCCTTGATAGCCATTCCAGCGGTTTTAAATGCGCCTTGAATGTTGTTCGCAGAACCGTTCAGCTTTTCGACTGACTTGCGTAGATCGTCAACGGAACTGCCACCAGACACACTGGCGGCAATCCGCATTGCAACGCTCATGTCCATTGCCATAATCAGTCCTTTTTATTCAGTATCGGCAGGGCAGCGAATTCCATAAGCTGAAGGTCTTCAAACACCTGCTTTTCGTTCTCAATTCCATATATTTTAAACAAATAACGGACGGACTGATAATTCAGACCGACAACGCCACCCATACTGACAACCCACTGCGACTGAAGACGCAAAAATATGTTCAGGGTTTCAAAGTTGTCTTCCCAAACTTCGAAGTCGTCGTCGTGCTGCTCGATCTGGTCAACAATATTCTGCGGCGCACCAAACATGGCTAAATCGTCTGTGGCTTCCTGATTTCTTACGCCACCAGACGCCCAGTGTTCAGCCGCCTGTATTAGTTTTTTCTTTTGGCACCAGCTAAGGATTCAAAGAAAGCCATTCCGATCGCCACTGCGACCGTTGGAATGTCCAGCAGCTGATCACGGTTGCCTTCGCTATACGGCACTTCATTGCCGTCTGCGTCCACGACACCAGACCAGCCGACCAGCACTTCTTTGACCAAGTCCATTTCGCTGTAACCTGGCTTGTCCATGTCGGTGCGAAGTTCGTTGATCCTAGACTGTGAAATACGCTTGAATTCAGCGTCGAACGTGGCTTTTTCAAATTTGCCGCCGTCGACAGGCAATTCAATCTTGACCGACCATTTATAGGACGGTGACTGCGCAAGCTTAAACATAGTTTCCCCTTTGTGTAATTAGTTAAACAATTGACCAGGTAGAACCGTTCGGTACTGTCACGGTTATGCCGTTGGCGATTGTAATAGCACCAGCTGAAATGGCGTTGTTTCCTGTGGCAATTGTGTAGTTTGCGGTAATCGTGTTGGCATGCTCAAAGAGCGCGTTCGTCGTGACGTTACCGCTGCCACCACCACCTACTGAAATGACCGTGCCGCCAGCGTTCTTTGAATACAGCTTGGCGTCTGCAAGGTTGACGGCGAGTTCACCGACGTCAAGGTCTGTCGCCAGCGGAACCTTGTTCGCGACCGACGACTTTTTTAAAATGATCTTATTCGGCATATAGATACCCTTTAAAAAGCCCGCTATTTAGCGGGCTGTAGTTCTTAGAATGTGCCGCCGTCGATCGTGATGCCGTCGAAGGTGGTCAGGTTGGTAATCGAACCGCCAGTGATTGCCACGTTGCTTGCTGCCTGAGTTGCAATGGTGCCAAGACCCAAAGTCGTGCGTCCTGCAGCTGCGTCAGCGTCGTCAACAAGTGAACGACCGAAGGCAGTGAAGGTCGCCAAGGCAGCTGCGCCTGAACCAGTGAAGTATGGAAGGCGATCGGCAGCACTTGTCAGACCAGCCAAAGCTGTCAATTCTGCGTCCAAAGGTTGTGCGTCGGTGATACCGTAGCCAGCCAATGTCGTAGGGTTCGTGCCAGACGTCACGCGACCGTAGGCGTCTGTCGTGACTGAACGGTATGTGCCAGCCGTGCCAGCCGTTGCTAGGTCAATGCTGTCGGCATTGGCAACGATACGACCAGCTGTGCCAACGACGTCGATCGTGTTGCCAGTCTTGGTAAGACCAGCGCCAGCTGTGATCTGTCCAGCACCGCTGAACTGGGCGAACACCAAGGCAGTCGTGCCAACGGTGATCGGGTTGTTTGTCGTCAGTACCCAGCCGCTATTCGAATTGGTCGTGCCTTCTTCAACGAAGGTGAAAAGACCGCCAGTGACTTCGGCATTGGCGTCAGCGTCGGTAGAGCGTGACCAGGCACCAGCTGCAGCAACATAGATACCGTTCTGTGAGCCAGTTGACTGATCCTTAACCAAGACACGGTCGCCAGCCACCACAGAAACGCCGTCAATGGTCTGGGCGCCCGATAGGGTAATGTTGGCTGTCGTGGCAACGCGAACGCTGTCCTTGACGTCTAGACCGCTTCTGGCAGCGTCCACGTAGCCCTTGGTTGCGGCGTCGGTGTCAGCTGAAGGGGTAGCAAGACCTGTAATTCTTTGGCTGTTCAGTGACACGGCAGCGGTAGGCACAGCCATCTGATCAAGACGGTTTGTGCGAACCTGGGTGTCAAAGTCTGAAATCTTTGCAGCTGTCAGCGTCGGAATGTCGCTTGCCGCCAATGTTGTGCCAGCCGTTACGCGACCTTTCGCGTCGGTTGTCACCTTCGTATATGTGCCAGCAGTACCGACAGAAGCCAGGGTCAAGGTAATGGCAGTCGTGCCAGAACCTGAAGCGTCACCTGAAACGGTGATTGCCTGGTTGCCAGTGATATAGCCCTGTGCCTTTACGAAAGCCGTAGAAGCAGCCTTCGTGCTGTTATCTGAAGTGGTAGCGGTTGGAACTTCTGGGCTGTCAACGAATGTCTTAACGCCACTGACGCTTTGCGCAGTGCTGCGATCAACGAATGAACCCTTACCAGCAATGGCTTCAACGGTCGTGGCTGTACCGCCAGCACCGCCTGTGCCTTTACCGTAGTAAAGCGTGTCGTCTTGTTCGTTAAAGGCAAGTTCGGCGTTCGCCAATGACGACGGTGCGCCAGCTGCGCCACCAGTTGCGCGTCGTTTAATTCTTACTGTATTAGGCATTAAAAGTTACCCCCGTCCGTCAATTCCACCTGTCGCTTGTTCGCGAAATTTATTCCATTGTAAGCCAGCACGTCACCGTTCGCTAAGGCGTCAAGTGCCACTGGGATACCGCCAATTTGATTGCCACTTCCACCGCCACCGCTAACAGCAGTGACCATTGAAACTTCGATCCGCTTGTCGCCACCAGTGATCAGAATTGACTGTTCGCCGTTCTCAACGACTAGCAGCCGATCGTCTGACCCATTTTCAACGACGACAACATGTCTTTCACTCACTGTCACCGTGTCACCTCTGGACTGATCGTGTACGAACCTTCAAGAATGCGCTGCACAATGGCACCGTTCACCAATTCAAGATCGTAGACACCAGCACCAGACAGACCAGCTGTGTCAGCTGCTGCAAGTTGAAGCGTGATTTTTCCCTTAGTGCCTTCGATCGCAATGCGACCATTGGCTGTCGTCAATTCAACAACGACAGCGTTTGAAGTCGCAGAAGTGCGAAGCTGCATTCTTGCGGAGTAGCCAGAAAGGTCAATGACATAGCCACGCTGGTCTTTGTAAGTCAGCGTAAGGTTAAAGGTCGAACCCTGTTCGACCGTTATGTCATAGCGACCAGCCAGCATCAAAACACCGTGAAGCTGATTTCGTCATTCCCTGCGCTTGACGGAACCGCCACGAACGGAACTGACAACATGTGAATGCCATTGTTGTCGCTGTAGGTAGGGTTCGCAATATCAATGCGCGTGCTGTCAATCTTGAACTTGTTGCCAGCGGAAGTGCCGTGCGTGATTGTAAGATTGCCAAGTGCGTTAGCCAGGGCAGCTGCGAAGAAGTCCTTAGACGCTGTCAAAGGTGCTTCGAACACTGCAGTTCCAGACACGGCGCGGTCAGTCATAATGACGCTTTCGCTGCCGATCAATGAACGGTAGTTCACTGCGTTGCCCATGTTCAAATCCAAGCTTTCAAGAACGCCAGCGAAGCTGAAGAACTCAAAGCCAGTTGTGTTGCTTGTATTTGCAGCCAAAGGTGTCTGGAATGCTGAATAGTCCACTGAAGGCAATGCAGCGTCGCTAGGCGCGTTGTAAATGCCAGTGAATGTGAACTTCATAAATGGGATAGCACGTGCCGAAATGCTGATTTCAAGATTGCCGCGCGCACCAGTGATTTTGTGCAATACGCCGTCAATGTTGAAATAGATCGTCACAGAATCGAAGCCACTTGACTTCGGTGTGTAGACAACGTCTGAAACGCCGTCAGCTTCTGCAAATCCGCAAGCCTGAAGAAGCGGTGCGTAAGCAGGTGCAGTTCCAGCAGTGCCAGAACCAGCCAATTCGACTTCGAAGTCAAGCTGAACGTGTTTGCTGGCGATCAGCTGTTCGCTGTTTCCAAGGTAAGGGCGCACCAGGTCGCGACTTGCGACTTCCGCATTTAGCGGCGTCACGTTCAAATTGCGAATTAGGATTGCGTTGGCAGAACCTGTAGGCGTCGCGTCGACACCATAAGTGTTTTCGAGTTTTGCCAAGATTGTGCGGCGTCTAGTAAGTAGCGGCATGGTTTAGACCTCAAATGTGGTAGGTTTCACGTATATTCTAACCCGAAACGTCGTTTAAATTCGTCCGGTATCTAACGACATAATCGCACGCGATCACGCCAATAGGCTGGTCGCCTTCCGTCAAATCAAATGCTACCGACGTCGGCAAAATATCAATTGCATAACCCTGCAATGTNGGGTCAGACATAATCTTCGAATGNATGTCCAACACGATNGGGTCAGCTANNGAATCTGGCACTGCGCCACGAACGAAAACTGCAATTCGTACGCCCAGCTGCCAGTCTAANGTTTGAATNGTNGTCTGATCTGCACTGTCAGNAGTGGGTTCAACNACCACNGCNGGGAATTCGTCACGCGCAAACGGTTCAAGTCTGCTGCGATAGATATTGCTTCCGACCAGCGAAGTGCCAGACAGTGTGTCNACAATTCGTCCTAGTATCTGCTCACGTCTTGTCGGCATGTTTAGTCTTTTTGTAGGTCAGCAACGCTGAAGGTGCCATCATCAACCTGGCGAACTGATTTCACGGTGTACGTGCTACCGTTCACCTTGATCTTTGACCCGTATTTAAGACCCGCCAATGCGATCGTCTTGAAGGTCAGCTGATAATCAGTCGACAGAACCATATTGCCAGACAGGACTTCCGTGGGCATGTCCAATATGCCCTTCGTTTCCTTGCGCTCGAAGACGACGGGAACGCCGAATTCCTTCAAGAACTGGTCTGGCAATTCGTTAATCATTTTTGTTTTCGCGGTCTGCGTGGCTTCGTTTCAACGACAGCTTCCACAGTTTCCGTGTTCATTGGTGTTTCGATCTGAACAGGCGCTGCGGCTTGTTCACTTCCAGATACATATTCTGCTTTGCCAACGCCAACCAGCAAACGTGCGTCTGCTTCAGGTACGTCGATCACTTCACCCGCATTGACAAATCGGCTGTCTGCAACCGTCTTTTTCAGAACTTTAATTTTCATAATATCCCCTTGTAAAAACGGGCAGGCTTTTGACCTGCCCGTTCTTATGCGTCAGCTATTAAGCTGTAGCTTTAACGCCGTAGCAGAATGAAACTGCGTTACGAACCGCAATATCCACGTCCTGCAATGCAACAACGCGAACTGTGCCGCTTGTGCTTCCTGCGTATGGGTCAACCATAAGGTCAAGACCAGACCAGAAGCCAAGGATCAAGTCAGCGAAGTTACCGAAGAACACGTCACCAGAAGCGATCTGATTAGACACTTCAGTTGCGTAGCCGTTCACAGTGTTGCCTGGTTCCCAGATAGTCTGACCAGTAGTGTCGAACTTCTCTGCAGACTTCAAGGCGCCGCGCATTGCTGCGTTTACCAAGTAGCGCATTGTGCCAACGTCAGCGTTCTCAGAAGCAACCTCAGATTCCATTGCAACCAATTCAGCGAAAGTCGGTGCGTCGCCAGCAAAGTCAGCTGTGTTGATACCAGACTGCAGCTTCAAGCCCTTTGGCTGGTTGTTGCTGTTTGTACCGTACAAAGCTGCACTGTCGATCGCCAAGGCGATAACCTGTGCCAAGTCGTTGCGAACCATGTTCTCAACGTCAATGCTTGACTGAAGGATCAAACGACGGCTGAAGTCAGTGTAAGCACCAACAGTCTTAGGCGTCATTGTTAC